CCCGACCGGCCCTGGTCCTATCAGAGTGAAGCGTTGCAGAGGATAGTTGTAGTCCACATGCGTGCTGCCCCACCAGGATCGCATGTCCTGAATGATCTCGGTGGTGAGCTTCTCGGGGCTGAGGACCTGGATGACTCGCATGGCTACATGTCCGCCGGTCGGCGGTTCCGATTGTCGAAGATGCCCCAACGGTAGGTGAAGACCCGACGCACCGTGTTGGGCAGGAATTTGATCTCCATGCCACACTGCTCTAGCAGCAGTGGCTTCAGACCGACGAGATGCCTTGCCAGAGACACTCCCCCGCTCCACACCCACAGCGCCGGGTCCCATGCATTGTCCACCATCGGAGCAACCTGGTCACGCAATATAGGAAGCAGCTCCTTGGCAGTGCGGAACACCGTGGGGTCGGGCAGATCCTTCAGCCACTCGAAGTTCATGGTGTCGGGATTCTCCTTCTTGCCATACCACGTGCCGACCCACATGCGAATGATAAGGAACAACGTGCTGCTCGCACCGGGGGAGAAGCTGTGAGTGGCAGGCTCTCGTTCCGTCACATCTAGGAAGCCATGCTCCGGGCTGACCGGGCATTTCAGTCGGCTCTTCGGAGGCAGCTCCCTCGTGTAGTTTGGGATGCCAGCGCCGCACACATCGCAGCTGAGCCAGGGATGGGGGTTGTGGGGTGGGGTCACAATAGAAGTATATACCCGAAACAGTCGAAATAGGTCAGGCAATCTGGATATTGGTGTTTGGACGGAGGAATATGCTAGTCTCTGGCTGTTCTACATTTGGGAGCAATGTACAATAAGTTTATTCTTCTACCTATCTATTCTCTGTATAGTGAAGAAATATTATAGTAAGGTAGTACTATGCATATGGAAAAGAAATAGTGGGTGAAAGAAGTAGTTTATTCTCGAAATGTCCGAATGCTCCATGGCCAGATCTCATTCCACCTGGCCCGCATGGGGCCAGGTGTCGCCCGGGGGAACCGGGGTATCATAGGCGGCGAGGACGAAACGGCATTGGCTACCAGAGTAAAGGTTCTTCGTCGCAAGTCGGCTGAATTGCTGCTGCGGGTGATCATGACCCGTGTGGAGATCCAGCTCAACAGCAATCCCGATGCCATGCCTGATGAGCTGGCAATGATTGGTCGCCAGCTGCTTGTGGCAGAGATGCTGGTCAAGGGATTCTCCTATCGAGAGATTGCAACGGCGACTGGGGTCAAGAGCCTTCGGACAGTGCATGAGGATGTACAGAAGTGTATCCAGGCCTGGCGTGAGGAGCGGGCGGATGATATTGATCATCAGATGATTTTGGCTCTGGCGAAGTTTGATCGTATCGAGAATGAAGCTTGGGACGCCTGGGAGCGCAGCAAGAATCTGACAGCTCTGGGGATGGTGCGGAATACGATTGATGTGGAGAACCCTTCCTCCAGGGGTGACTCCAAGTTCCTAGAGATTGCATTGAAGACCTCCGCTGCACGATGCAAGCTGCTCGGGCTGGATGCGCCCGACACAACGGTGGTGCTGCATGGACGTATCCAGTCTGCCCTCGAAGGAAGAGCTGCAAGAGCTGTTGCGCTATTCGACGCCATCCGAGCTCGCCGAGCTGGACAGCCTGCTGGAGAGCAGCCCGGAGCTGGATATCTACTTGCTGGATCCAGTGTCGTGGATGTTGCAGCACTTTCGAGTTCCGGAGACCGAGAATCACAAATTGATCCTGGAACCGTATCAGCAAGCGTGCCTGAGTGCGATCCTGGGAACGGATAACGGCGGGCACTTTCCTTTCCCCTACAGCATCATCCTTTGGAGCGACATCAAGAAGTCCATCAAGAGCACCATCGCTGCTGCGGTGGTGCTGTGGATGGCCTATCGGCAGGATTGGGCCCAGGTTGTCATCGTTGCGAACGATTTGAAGCAGGCCGACAGTCGGGTCGGCTACTACGTTCGCCGGGCTATCGAACTGAATCCGCAGATGGCTGCTCAGGCCAAGATCAGCAACTACCGTATTGAGTTCCCCAATCATTCCTTCATCGAGATGGTCCCCATTGACCCGACCGGCGAGGCAGGGGGCAATGCGGACATGGTGGTGTTCAGTGAGCTGTGGGGTGCGCATGAGCGTCCCAAGCAGCGCATGTGGACGGAGATGACGCTGCCCCCGGCCAAGCATGGGCGCAGCTTCCGCTGGGTGGAGACTTACGCTGGACACGTGGGAGAGGCACCCTTGCTGGAGGGGTTGTACAACACGGGTGTCAAGGAGGGTGCTCCCCTGCCGTGGGTCGGGAATTTCGAACCTCCGCTGGATGCCTTTAGCAACCAGCGCATGTTCACACTGTGGAACACGATTCCCCGGTTGCCTTGGCAGACGGCTGACTACTATGCCAGCGAGAGCGTAGTGCTGGTGCCCAGTGAGTTTCAGCGGGTGCATCGCAACACCTGGACCACAAGTCTGGAGACGTTTGTCCCTAAGGAGTGGTGGGAGGCCTGCAAGCGAGAGGCTCCGGCCTGGGATCCCAAGAAGACTTCCATGGTGGTGGCGCTGGATGCTGCTATCAGCGGGGACTGCTTCGGTATGGTAGGGGTGACAAGGCACAGTCGGGTTCCGCATGTGCGCTACGTTCGCAAGTGGTCTCCCCCCAAGGGCGGCAAGCTGGACTTCGAGAGCGGGGAGGACAGCCCCAAGGCCGAGATCCTACGGCTGGCTCAGAGGTATAATATCGTCGAATGGGCGTATGACGAATACCAGCTGCACTCGCTGTGCACCAAGCTGCGCAGTGATGGGGTGGGCTGGTTCAGGGTCTTCAGCCAGGGGGCCGACAGGCTGGTGGCCGACAAGATGCTCTACGATCAGATTCGGGAGCGTAACATAGGCCACAACGGGGAAGCCGACCTAGCCGAACACATCGCCAACGCCAACCGGAAGGCGGAGGGCGACAAGCTCCGCATTGTCAAGAAAAGCGAAGCCATGAAGATCGATCTGGCGGTGTGCCTGTCGATGGCCAACGCCGAGGCCATGCGCCTCAACTTGGAGTAGCCAATGGACATGTCGCCTCAGGTCATCGAAGTCAAGCAGTCCGATGTCTCCGATATCATTCGTAAGAGTGCAACCCGAAGCGACATCCCCGACAACCCAAGAGCAGGTGGTATTTGGCATTTCTTGATACCAATGCTCTCGGCTACGGGTGGGATTGATCTGCCGGCCTTCTGGACACCAGCTCGGGACTGGGTGCTCTACCAAACGCTCTACCGAGAGGGCCAGTGGGCCAACGCTGTCTCCAAGGCCATTACCAAGATGGCGGCCATGGACTTCGAGGTGGAGGGAGAAGTTCCGCTCAAGGTTCGCCGGGCCAGAGAGATGCTGGTGGCCTTCGACCTAAACCGGGGCTGGGTCAGCGGGCTGGGTAAGCATTTGCAGGCCTTCATCCTTACGGGCAATGGAGCCTTCACCGAGATTGTGCATCAGACCGGTGCTCCTGGTAGCAAGGTGCTGGGTCTGGTTCATCTGGATACATTCCGCTGCATTCGTACGGGCGACCCAGAGTTCCCCGTCATCTACCGAGACCGTCGGGGATCCGAGCACGTTCTCAAGTCCCACCAGGTAATGGCACTGAGCGACATGCCCGATCAGGCAGAGCTGTGGAACGGGGTTGGGCACTGCGCAGCGGAGCGAGCTTTCAGCAGCATCCTTCGCATGGAAGCCATCGAGCGGTATGTGTATGAGAAGGTCAGTGGCAAGAGGCCGTTGGCTGTTCATATCGTCAACGTCCCCAAGCAGCAGGTGGCGGATGCGCTGACCGAAGCCAAGTCTCAGCGGGATGCCGAGGGCATGGTAACCTACATGGGGGCCGTGGTGATGGGTATGGCCGACCCTACGGCCACCCCAACTGTGGCGACTATTCCGCTGGCAAGCCTGCCGGATGGGTTCGTTGCCGGGGAAGAGCGCAAGAATGCCTATCTGATCTATGCCAATGCCATAGGCATCGACCCGCAGATGATCTCTCCCGATCTGGTGTCTGGGAAGCAGCTAGGCAGCGGGGCGCAAGCTCGGGTCATCGCTGAGAAGCAAGAGGTCATCGGGCTGGCGGCCTGGAAGAAGGGTTTCACCCACAATATCAGTGAGTATGCGCTGGATGAGCGGACTACCTTCTTCTTCAAAGAGATCGATCTCACCGATCAGGAGCGCAAGGCTTCCATCACCAACGTTCGTGCAACGGCGGTAGGAGCATTGATCACGGCCCAGGCCATCACCCCGCAGCAGGGGTTGCAGGTCATGGTGGACTGGGATGAATTGCCAGAGGAATTCCTGGCGGTGGATCAGACCAGCGATACCACCCTCACCGATGAACGCAAGCCAGAGGGGGATGCCAGCACCGGAGACATGGCCACAGCACTGCTGACAGGCCAGGACACGGCCAGCCAGGTCACGGCCCTGTTGACTGGGTCCGTAGGGGCAGAGCCTGCTGTGCCGGGCGGGGTAGACCAGGTGCTCACGGAAGCGGCTATGGGTGCCATTCGGAAGAGCATCGACAAGGCCATTGGCACGGCTCGCAAGGCGGGCGCCAAGGATGCGTTGGATAGTGTGGCGATGCAGGAGCTGCTGGCCAGTGTCAAGGCTCTGAAGGAATCGGACGCTACCCCGCAGCAGATCATTGTGAACGTTCCGGAGGCCAAGGAACTACCGGCCCCCGTTGTGCATGTTGCAGCTCCTATTGTGAACGTGCCGGCTCCCATTGTGAACGTGCCTGCTCCCATCGTGAATCTTCCGGCCCCTATTGTGAATGTTGCGGCTCCGATTGTTCAGATGCCGGAGTATTCAACCGAGTTGGTCAAGGACAAAGAGGGAAAGACCACCGGAGTTCGCCACAAGTGGGTTCGTTCCAACCCTGAGAGGAGATGATCCATGGAAGACCAGGAGTACTCTATGCACGAGAAGGCAGAGGCAGAGGCAGAGGCAGAGGCAGAGGCAGAGGCAGAGGCCGTGGCCTCGGCCAGTCTGATCAGAGCTGCTGGTGTGACCGAGGAAGCTAAGGCTGAGGGCCACTTCATTGTCGAATGCATCGACAAAGATGGCAAAGTCAAATGGCGAGATACCATCGAGAATGTAGTCACTACTGTCGGCAAGAACCTGGCACTCGACACCTACCTGGCCGGGGCGGGTTACACAGTGGTCGGACCCTTTATGGGTCTGATTAGCTCTGTGGGCTACGGTGCTGGTCCTCTGGTGGGCGACAGCATGGGCTCGCATAGTGGGTGGACTGAGGCTGGTCTGGCCAATGCTCCTACCTATACGGCTCCTCGCAAGACCTGTGCTTGGGCTGCAGCGGGTGGTGGCAGCAAGGCTCTATCGGCGGCTCTAGCGTTTGTATTCACAGGTGGTGGCACCGTCAAGGGTTGTTTCATTGTGTATGGGGCCGGTGCGGTCTCGACCATCGACAACACGGGCGGGGTACTGTATTCGGCGGGGTTGTTCACGGGTGGTGACAAGGTGGTCATCGCAACCGATACGCTGAATGTGAGCTACAGCACAAGTTTGTAGGAGACTGTCTCATGAAGAAGATTCCAATGGATCCCTATGTCCCGGAGAGTGTGAAGCGGGACATCAACATAATGATCGCCCGGTTCAAAGCGCAAGGGGCAAAGATCCGTCTGATCCGAATTGGGTATGATGATTTTCATCGAACCGTCGATCAGATGGTGCAGGCCAATCCGGTGATGTTCATGCCAACTCTGTGCGGCTACCCCGTAGAATGGGGAATGCGGGATGTTGTGGACGTTGTAGCGGTTCGAGAAGGATCACCTGTCCTGACTATGGATGTTGCAGGACGACAGGGTGAGATTGAGCTGGGAGGGTAAGAGCATGGCCACTATTCAGCAGGGTTCTTTGACAACCACGGCGGTGACGGCGGATCAAGTCATCACGTCCTTCACGCCCGGTGCCGGCACATCATGGAAGTCCACGGTGGTCTGTGGCTTCCTCACGACCTACTCGGCGACCGAGGCCAACATGGGAACGGTATATCTGGAGCAGGGTGGTGTGGACAAGTTCGAGGGTCGCATCCAGAACACGGACCTCGACTCTGTGGCCGGGGTCATCGTCATTCCGTGGGGCGACGGGATACTGTTCTCCGGGGCCGAGGTTGTGCGCTGGGTAGTGACCCCGGCCTCGACAACCTCGATGCGCTGGACGGCCAGCCTCTTCGGCCAGGGCTAGATGACATCCGCAATTCAGTGGGGCAAGGGGACATTCGACGACCCAAGCAAGTTGGGCGGGGAAATAATCAACCCCATCTCTGTCCCGGCCATGTTCAACCGATTCCCGCTGTGGGAATTGGGCAGCGCCACTCCGGTATGGCAATACGTCGTACCGGCGGGGAAGAGAATTGAACTCAAGAACCTCTTGGTGGCCGTGATAGCGCCCAAGAATATGTACGCCCCTGCTACTGTTGCGGCTCGCATGGGCACGGCCTTGCTAGTGGTAGACGGGACGACCAAGCAAGAACTATCCATCCAGAACTATCCCCTGCACGCTAGTGGGACCATGTGGACCGTAGACTGGCCCAATGGCAACAGGTGCCCCTCGCTTGGTGAGGGCGTGGACTTCACCAGCGGGCAGGTGGTCAAGGTGCAGGTTACGCCCCTCTCCGCGCAGGCAGGGCTGGTACGTGCCGAAAAGTGGATAGCCCGATTACACGGGAAGAACCCGACGACCGGGGGCGCAGACCTGCAAATTGGTAGCCTACGCTCACCGAACACTGGGTCGGCCGTAGACATTCTCTCTTACACAGCTCCGGCCAATGGCTTTCGTCTGATGTCGTGGGACGTGAAGGGATACTATGTCGAGCCCTGGTGTGCGACGGTGCAGCTTTACATCAATGGCTCGTGCGTGTGCGAGTTGGGCTACCTTGGATTTCATGGGGAGACAACTGTGTTTGGTCCGCAATCCCACAATGGCAATATCAATCTTCTCAAAGGCAGCTGGGGTGTGGAGCTAAACCAGGGAGATCGGGTGGAAGTCTGGGCACACGCTCTATTGGACTTTGGTCAGAGCGCCGTAGCGCAGATGGCCTATGACGAGACAGGCTATGTGGGTTCCCAGCCCAACCTATTGATAGGAGTCTAATATGGCAGCACCATACAATCCGCCCATCAAGAATGAGGAATTCAAGGTCCGAATTGCTCTGGCAGATCAGGCTGTTCCGGGTAGTTTCAAATCCAATCCCACCATCGTTACAGGTGATTTCAAAGTGGATTTGGATGGAGCAGGACTGACCAATATCACCGCTCCCACAGTCAGTCCAGCGGGAACAGTATGTGCTCTGGTTTCTCTGTCAGCCGCCGAGATGAATGGGGATGTTGTGACCATTGTAGGCATCGACCAAACCAACCCGAAGGAATGGTGCGATTTCGTATTGAGCATCCCAACCACGAGTGCCTAGACTATGCCTCGGTCCCGAATATTCTTTGGCAACCCCGCACTAGATACTGGTCTCAGCGACTCTGTTGCTGAGCCAGCCTCTGCTACCGATACACAGTCTGCTCTGCTGATTGCGCTTGCCGCCCAGACTGAAGCAGCAGCAGCAATAGACGTATCCAATGCCACCCTGATCACCCTGGCAGCCATCGTTGAGGCAGCTTCGGCGGCAGATGTACAAAGTGCTGCTCTCGTCCTCGCAGCAGCTGCTGCTGAGACATCCCCAGCAACAGATAGCCAGGGAGCCGAGCAGATCAGGGTTGCTATCATAGCAGAAGCGGCAGCTGCAATCGACACTCCCGCAGCAGCTCAAGTCACACTAGCTGCCATTGCAGAGGTCGCTGCAGCCATTGAATCCCAAGATGGGATAGTAGTGCCGGCGGGCGGCACAGTCTACGATGTCAGCATTGTTGAAGCGGCCACCGCCACAGATCTGCAGGATGCCAGTTTCCCAGTTCCTCCTGTTCCGCCTGCAGCTGCGGGAGATGATGGCATCCTGTTCTACTATGGGCCAAAGCGGGATAAGAAGAAGGAGGAACAACAGGCACTGGAGCTTTGGGCGGAGCTGTTCATGCAGGTGCAGCACCTGAGTCGGGCACAGGCACTGGAGAGAGCTAGAATTCAACTTGGAATCGAAGAGGAAGAGGAGGCAATGCTGCTTCTGCTATGAACATTCTTGTTCTCGCTGCCGGCGAGTCAACCCGCTTCGGCCAGCTGCCCAAGCAGCTGCTGGTCATAGGGCAGGAAACGATCCTGAGTCGCATTCAGAAGCAGCTGCATGTCCGAGGCTACGTCGGGACTCTTGTAACCCACAAGACGGAGCTGCAGGATGCGTGGCACCCCGACCCACTGCTGCTGCCTACGGGGCACCGCTGGATCGTGGAGACACTGCTGTCCACTCGGTGGTTCTGGAGCCAGGACGACCGGACGGTTATCCTGTTGGGCGACACCGTGTACAGCTCAGACTCATTGGAGCGGCTGCTCTACTGCGCCGACTCGCTGATGTTCCTGGGCCACAAGACAGAGATCTTCGGCCTGTCCTTTGGTCCGGAGCAGAACAACCCGCTGGCCTCGTCTCTGCTGGAGGAATTGCAGCTGGCGGAGAGCGGAGATATCGGCAAGCTGCGCAGTCTGTACTGGCGTTGGGCCGGGTTGCCGTATGGCTCCACCGAGGTCGAGAGCAGATGGCTGGGCTGGGTACAGGACTGGACTCAGGACGTGGACACCGAGGGCGAGTATGAGCTGTTGGTCGGCAGGGTGGTGTACCCCGGTCACCTGAAGGAGCTGTAGTGATTGACTTCGATGCACGAGACCTGAAGAAGGCTTCCACCCTGGTCGTGCGAGTTCGTCACATCGAACGAGCAGAGGGCCGTATCAAGCGTTGGATGTGGATGCTGCGGCTGACGGCTCGGCTGATGGGCCTGAAAACGGCGGAGCCGATGGCCGTGCGGCATCTGCGGCGCAACAGCATAGGGGACAGCCTGATGGTGCGAGAGGGCAAGGTCCATGAATCGTAGGCAGGCTGCTCTGGTTGTGATGGTGCAGTCGCTGGAGATTCTCTCCGGCCAGACTACGTCATACAAAGCCAAGCCTCGCTCGCGAGCGAGGGTGCTCGTCAAGGCTGAGCTGCCCAGGGCGCAGGCTCTCTATAGGAAGCATCGCACTCACAAGAGCCTGGAGCAGCAGGCCACCGAGCTGCGGTTGGAGCTGGTGGTCAAGGACTATAATCCGGATCAGCCCAGAGACGAGTTGGGCCGGTTTGGAGAGGGTGGGGGATTGTCCTCCGGAAGTGAAGAGGGTGGGCCAGCTCTTGGATCTTCCTGGGGGGACAAGGTTTCTCCAGGTCTGGTTGAAATAGGGTGGACACCGGAAATGGCCCTCAAGGTCGAAGATGCTGCGTCCAGAGTTGGGACAAAAATTGATGTGCTTCACAAGGGTCAAGAGGCCTGGATAGATCCGGCGGGGAATGTGTATGAGGTAGGATTCAGGCCAGGTGCTCTAGGAGGTCATTCAGATGTTGCCGACAAATTCCTTCTGGAGTCGGGGGAGGATATCTATGCCAATCCGGATTTCAGAACTGGCCCATTTGATAATGAACAAACTCTGGTGGGTCTGGGCTGGGCCAGAGTAAGTACCTATCAGAGTGAGACGGGGATTGACCATTTCATTCCCCTTACCTCTCTTCAGAAAGATTCATTGGCAACCATGGTGGGGGAGTATGCTGCTGCTGGGAGCGATAAGATTCAGCTGGAGCAAAGAACAGAAAGCCTCACGGCAGGAATCAATGTCCAGCGAGGTCTGGATGTAGTTCAGCAGGCTATCAAGGAACTCGAACCCCTCAAGGACTACAACCCCGATCAACCCCGAGATGAATCAGGAAGGTGGGGAGAAGGGGGAGGAATCGTTCCGGAAGGAGCTATCAAAAAGCTGACTCAGGGATCTGGTCTTGGTGGTGCTCTTGGATCTCTTGACGATAGCCAAAGGGATGTAGAATTCCGAGGAGATCTCTCTCGCCCTCAGAAAGATGCCATTGCCAGCTATGTAGATCTGGTGGATGCCAAAGGCAGAACATTGACATGGGACACCCCCAAAGGATCTGGGGAGGGGAAGGCCAGCGACTTTCGCACAGAGACAGGCCTCAAGAAGCGCCATCTCAAGCAGGCCGACCCAACTGGACCCACTCCGCTCAAGTCTCTCATTGAGGAATTCGCAGACAAGCTGCGCCATCTGACAAACCAGCTGGAAGCCGAGTTGATCACCGCCGACGAATGGGAGTCTTCCTTCGAGACCCTGCTGGCCCGCTATCATACCACCGCTCTGCTGCTGGGATCTAGCACCGACACCCTGACGGCCTCCGCTGCTGACTATGTGGCTCGTATCGTAGGCAATCAATTCGAGTTCCTGGGCTCCTTCGCTGCGGTTATCCAGGGAGCGGAGGAGTGGCAAGCCGGGTTCCTGGCTCGGGCAGAGAGCTACGCCTCGGCAATCAAGGTTCCCTATTGGGCCGGCAACACGGAGCTGCTCCCCCTGCCGGCCATGCCTGCCGAGGGAACACAATGCCTGAACAACTGCGGCTGCTCCTGGGACATCCAGGAGCTGGATGAGGTGGTGGGGGACTATGATTGCTACTGGGTGCGCAGTAAGGATGACAGCTGCCAGACCTGCCTGGAGCGGGAGGCACAGTGGTCCCCCTACGAGATCCGTGGGTTCACGGGTGAGAGCGGCCAGACGGAATCGGAGGTAGAATAGATCGTATGGCCCAGCTGAGGGTCTTCCTTCCCAAAGAGCCATTTCTGGATGCAGACGCAATTCTGCGGGCTGTAGAGAATTCCTTGACCTCCTTGGCGCAGGATGTGAAGATAGACTTTGGTGTGACCACCCAGACTTGGGGGGAGCGGCCCGAGTTCACCATTGAGAGCCATCCCGGCATTCGAGAGGTCTACACCGAGGATGACATCTACGGCTATCTCAATCGAGGCACGGCTGTTCGCTACGCTGTCATGTCGCACGATTTCACCCCCAAGACTCGCACCGGGTTCATTGGCTCCAACCAAGGCAGCGGCGGCAAGCTGTTCGTCAGCCGGAAGCATCCCATGCCTGGTATCACGGCCAGGGAGTTCGACAAGGCCATCCAAGAGAAGTGGGATCGGCTAGCTCCGCAGGTTGTGCAGCGTATGATCGACGCCGAAGTCTCTCGACAGAACAGGAGCTGACCATGCCTTATCCCGGTGTACCCGATGACATGATCCCCAAGATGGACTCATGTGTGGAGAAAGTTATGGCGGGAGATGACACTCTGGATAAGAGTGCTGCCATCGCCATTTGCATGACATCGGTCATGGGCAAGGAGCTGAGTCATTCGACTGTGAAGGCTCGCTCCTTCAGTGCCTTCAAGAGTGCCAGCGGGGCGTGGCGTTGGGTTCTGCTCAGCAGCAATTCCTTCGAGGATCTCGACAGGGAAATCATTAGCCAGAAGGCGTTGGAGGCCGATGTCGATCGGGCTGACAGGGACCAGGATTTTGGCCCGCTGCGCTGGTGGCATGTGCCGGGCATGGAACTGGGGGACTGCGACTTCAATGCCATGGAGGGCCGGGTGCTAGTAGAGAGTGGCACTTTCCGGAGCGATAAGGTTGCTGAGGCGGTCAGCAAGTCCACCGACCAGCTGGGTGCATCCATTGGATTCCTGCACCCAATCACTGAGCCGGATGCCGACGGAGTGTACTATAATATCCGTAGGTATGAGCGGTCCCTGCTCCCCAAAGAAGCAGCGGCCAACCCGTCCACCACATTGCTGGTGGAGAAGGAGACTGCAATCATGAAGGCCGACAAAGAGCAGGGACTTCGAGATTTGATGAAGGGGGTGGATGGATCCGTGGTGGACAACATCATCGCCATGGCCAATTCCGTCGAGACCAAGAATCTGGAAGCGGGTGTGCGCCACAAGGAGGCCGATGCTCCGGTGATCGAGCCGCCTGCGCCAGAGGCACCCGTGGCTCCGGTGGTCGAACCGGTGGTCCCAGTCGTCGAGCCAGTTGTTGCTCCGGTGGTCGAGGCTCCTGCTCCCCCGCCCGAGGGCGAGACCCCGTCCGCTGCCGAGGCTGGCAAGGAGAAGGCTGCTCCTCCGCCCCCGCCCGCCAAGGCTGATGACACCGATGCAGTCGCTCCGGTGGCAGAGGCACCGGCTCTGTCCGCTGACAGCCCGGTTGGTGAACTGACGCTGGGCCAGCTGGGAGAGATTGTCGGCAAGATCGTGGATCAGGCCATGGCCAAGCATGCGGAAGCTGCAGCTCCCGCCATGGCAGCCACCAAGGAACTGGACATCCGTATGGTCACCTTCGAGACCAGGACCAAGGGCTGGGACGATGCCATCGCCGCCATCAAGACTACCGCCGACGATCTCACCAAGGGCATGAAGGAGCTGCTGGGGGATGCTCCCGCTGCCGTCGCCAGAGCCGCTCGTGCCGCCATGAGCGATACCACTCTGCTGGCTGGCCAGTCGGAAGATACCAAGGAACGCCTGAAGGGTCAGGCTCCGGCTCCGGATACCAGTCTGGACAAGTTCGTCGGAGCCATCACCAACTCGCTTGGAGGTTCGTCGCTAACCTTGGGAGGTGGCCCGCCAGCATAACGCATCTGCATCGCCCGGCCTTATCCGCCAACTTTCATTCTCAGAGAGGAGCACCGAGATGGACATCGACTATCAGAAACTCGCAGCCAGTCTGATCCGACAGATGCCGGCGCAGAAGGCTGTGAGCTCCACCCCCACCGGGGTCTATGGGCATGGTGGGGTGTACGGGCAGAGTGGCTTGTTCAGCTTCCCTGGCCTGGAGCGTGACGTGGTCAACGCCATGATCATGCCGAAGATGGGGCTGCTGGATCTGCTTCCGTCCCGTACCAGCAACAGTGACAACCCGGTCTTCGGCATCATGACGGGTGTCACCGCCAGCTCCGGCGAGGAACCTTCCGGGGTCTGCGATGACCCGCCTGTCAGCGGTCTGATGAAACTGTGCGAGCACACCTTCAACTGGGGCCGTGTCAGCCGAATGACCCGTGTGTTCGAGCTGGATCGCTTCGGTCGTGTTCGCAATCGCAGCGACTTCACCGATCTGAATCTGATCGGTGATCCAATGGCCGCTGGGCCCAACCCTTGGATCCCTGCTGCGCCCGCTGGAGCCGATCCGCAGGCGGCGCTGCGCAATGAGGTGGCCAAGGCCATGTTCGAGTTCGCTGTGGCCTGGGGCCGAGACTTTGCGCATCAGCTCTTCAATGGCAATCCCACCAACAACACACCGCTGGGAGGCTACAAGGAGCCGTATGGCCTAGACATCCTCATCAACACCGGCTATCGTGATGCCGAGACCGGGGTTGCCTGCCCGGCAGCGGACAGCATCGTGCGGGATTTCAGCGCCAGTATCACCGCCAATGCAGCTGCGCTGCTGAGACAGATCACGAACATCTACCGCAACCTGCGATACATCGCCGAGCGTGCCGGTCTGGCGCCTGCCAAGTGGGCGTTGGTCGGGCCATGGGCCATGTACTATGAGCTCACGGAAATCTGGCCTTGCACCTATGCCAGCTACCGCTGCGAGACTCTTGGGGACAACAACCGAGGGGTCATCGATCTGGTGGCTCAGAACCAGATGCGGGATACCATGCGAGCGGGCCAGTACCTGCTGATCGATGGGGAGCAGGTTCCGTTCATCGCCGATGATGGCGTGGTCGAGACCGAGCTGGCTGGGTCCAGCCAGGAAGCGGATCTGTACTTCGTTCCGCTGTCCGTCCTGGGCGGTCGGCCTGTGACGTATCTGGAGTATATGAACTATGACGCTCCAGGTGCAGCCATGGAAGCGGCCAGAACCTTCGCTCCGAGTGGCAGCTTCTTCACCACCAACAGCGGGCGCTATCTGTGGCATGCCAAGCCGCCGACCAACTTCTGCGTGCAGATGCTGGCCAAGACGGAATGGCGTGTGATTCTCGAAACGCCACATCTGGCGGCTCGCCTGACGGATCTGATCTACACACCGGTTGCGCACCAGCGGTCTCCGTTCACCGACAACAGCTACTACGTTGACGGTGGCAAGACCGACCGGGATGCCTACGACCGCTCGTTCTTCACTCCGACGGCCTGAGATCGGAGCGGATGAAAAAGGGGGAGGCACGTGGGTGCCTCCCCCTACTCTACCCCAATGGACATACTCGTAACCTGCTGCGATAAGAATCGCTGGGCCCTCGGACCCTTCTCCCATCAGTTCAATCAGTACTGGCCCAATGAGTTTGTGATGGTCGCAGGCTATGACCAGCCTGGGAATCTCCCCGACAACTTCAATTTCCACTCCTTGGGCCGGCAGGAGGACTTCCCTGCGGAGCGATGGAGCGATGCACTGCTGCTGGCGCTGAGCCTGGTTGGGCCGTACCCAATCCTTATGCTGGAGGATTATTGGCTAACTCGGGATGTGGATACAGAGGCTGTTCACATGCTGCTGCAGTACATGCGAGAGCATCCCAACGTTCTTCGCATGGATCTGACCACTGACCGGCTGTATGCCAAGCACATTCGGGATGCTGGCCCGTTGGATCGGCTGGACCTTATCCAGGGCACTGTTGAGAGCGAATATCAACTGAGCTTCCAGGCAGCCATTTGGAATGCCTCTCTGCTGCGACAGATCCTTCAGCCTGGCTGGACCCCTTGGGAGGCTGAGACGGTAGGCTCAACTCTCATTGGCGACAAGCTGGTGATGGGCACTCGCCAGGCTCCGGTGCGTTATCTCATTGCCATCAAGAGCGGCAAGTTCAGCCTGGACGGCAGCTGGCAGTACCCGCCCAAGCAGCTAGAGCAGGTAGACATCGACATGCTGACTCTCAAGGGATTGCTGGAGGGAGCCTCGTGA